CAGGATCATGACGGCGTAACCGCACTAGGGTATTATAAAGATGCTATTCATAAAGATGGCAATCTTGAAAAAATTGTTCAGATGCTTTTAGAAGTTGGTGCATTGTTTTTACCCGATAATGACGGAAAGATGATTAATGTAATGTCAGAAAACTTATATGATGAATTAAGTTCACAGATGGCTTATAATGCGTCTAACTCACCTTATAGCTTTAGTTCCTATGAAAATCAATATGGAAACAGTACTCCTACTCTCGGGCGCATCCGACGGGAAATGTCAGAAGAGAATCGAGCTATACAAAGAGCTGAACAACAGGCGATGGCGAATCGTTATACTGCGAAGATAAAAGATGAAAACAACGCAAATACGGCGTGGCGCGCCTCTGTAGGTCTACCTCCATCAGAAAGAGAAGTTACACGTGAATATCCTCCTACAACTCGGCGTGCAAAAAATATTCGTGATCTGATTCGTCTGTATATTAGTCAGTTTGTAAGAGAGATAAAACTTGGATCCATTTCGGCGGCGCCAAATAAAGATAAGACAATTTTTGTCGATATACGTATGCCTGTTTACGAATTAAAAAAGATAATACAATATTTTTTCCAGTATGATGTTAAGTTTGATTTAGTCTATCCTGCTTTTCATCTCGCAGGAAAAAAGACACTGGATGATGATCGTGTTCTATCTGATTATGGTGTTCGTAACGGATCGAGGCTGATTATTTCTCTTAGAATTCAGAGCGGATATCGTGGTGGCACGCGGCGCTCTAAACGGCGTTCAAAGAAGACAAGGCGTCATTAAAGCTGCTCCTTCAAATTAAAGACAATCTCTACACAATCGGTCGGCTTAGTCTTCTCGATTGAGATGACATCCCGTGCCCAGAGACCAATGAGCGGGCTCTCCCCATGATAATCTCCACCACCCCGTCCATTTCCTTCGCAGGTAAGCAAAGGCAAAGGATGTAAGCCAAGTGCGCCTTCGCGGGTATCAACATTCATACGCTTATCCACGAACTGCTTCTTCGTGTGATTTACAATGTAAGGATACTCCCTTGTGCTGTACATATACTCAGGATGAATCTTCAGATCATCTGTACACATACGATATAGATTGTATTCACTTTCGGGCTCGTTATCGGCGTAATCACCTGCCCAGACAAGGCGCGCCTTATAGTAGTGTTCACCTGGTGCCAGCAACGACTCAAACGCCTGTACAAAGTTGTTGCCTATATATGAATGTTCCGTGAGCTTGAGTCCATTGCTGTATTCGTGCGCCAAGGTCCACGCAAGGATCTTGCCGTCCTTGTCCAGAAGAATCGGATAGTAATATTGTCCCATTTTATGTTGGTTTTGTTTGCGGTGCTAATTTCAATTTTAGATCTATTTTTTATGCTTACGCGTCTTATTTGGCTCAGGGCAGTCTTTTGCTCTTCCTATAATAGAACACGCGATTCGCTTACCCGAGTGCCCCGTTGTTAGGGAATCTTCCTCTGTTCCTAACCCTAAATCATCTATATCTGCGTGAACGATCAAAGTTCGACCGAGGAGTTCTGCACAGGTTAAGTTGACAAGTTTATAAGTGTACATGTGATTTATCTTTCCTACATTGCCGAGATCACCTGTGTGCCGTTCACCTTTGGATCCGGGTGGACCACCATGCTTTTTACTCGGTCCCTTGTTAAAATGTGAGCAAGCGCCCATACATCCCTCGTCGCGCATATCACCGTTTGCATGAATATGGAATCCATGTTCACCTGCGGGAAGTTTTGTAAAGATTGCCTTGATTATAACGCCTCCTTTTGAATCTTCGAAGGTTGTGTTTCCTTCCACTGGACCTGTAAAAACAGCGACGCCTTTCATCTTACTCTTACTTTCGATTTCTTAAATTCTGATATTTTACTAATATCTTATCAAATATCTTTGTTCCTTCATCTGAAGAATATTTATTTTTTACAAACTCTTCAATATCTTCTTTAAACCCATCTACTTCCCCATGTACAGATGTATATAATTCAATACATTTATGAGGTTGTTTATTTTCTAAATATCCAAACAGTTCTTTTTTTGATATACGTTGTTTTGTTGATTTATTTGTATCAGATTTAAGAGCATTTTTAATATATTTAATACAATCATTTTCATTTAATTTTAACTCTTTGAGTTCTTCCATTTTTTTTACAAAGAGCGGCGATCGTTCTTCTTTTTTACAAAGTTCAATATAGTCTGATAATTTATTTCTTACATAAAACTGTAGAATTTTTCTTGGGCGAATATAACTCTTTCCTTCTGTAGATTTAATTTCTGTTTCAGTATCTGAGATAAATTCTTCATCTGTAAATATATGTAAATATATATCACGTATCTTAGAAAGAAATTCTTCTTTTGATAAACTACCTTTCATCATATTACAAGCAAAACAACAAGGAACAACATTATAAATTGTATATGCTTTAAATGAATCAACTCTATCTATTCCTATCACTTTTTCTTCATCATATATATCACAATATGAGCAATGTGAATTAACAAGTTTTTCAAATTGTTCTATATTTAAATTAAAGAGTATATTACGTTTTCCAGCGCCATTCATATATTCATTATAATGCCTTTCCAAATTTAATTTTCTTTCTTTATTATAATCTCTTTCTTCTCTTTTTCTGTTTTCTTCCGTCTGTTTTAATTTCTCATAGCATTCTTTGCATCGTTTTACAGTTTCTTTACGAAATCCCTCAGTATTTGTTTCCATTTTTATTCCACAACCCAAACAAATATCTGGATTGGCTTTTCGTTGTTCATATTCTTTCCTTTCTTCTAAACATTCTTCACACTTCAATTTCAAATCTCTAGTTATATTTTTACAGGGTCGTTTCGCATCATCGCAAATACGATGTCCCTCTTCTTTTGCTTTTATTATTAAAGTATTTCGTTCAACATGTTTCCCACAATAATCACCATGTGTTGCTAAGAATGAACACTGTTTATCTTTTACATCAAGTTGTTGTATGATTGCAATACATATTTTTGATTCTTTTAATTTTTCTTCTTTATATTTAATACATTCATTACAATATTTTTGTTCAGATGATTCATTCAAAATATTTAAACATCTATGTGTTAGACATTTTTTTTTATTTTCATGTACTGCTTTAGTCAATACCTGTTGTTTTTGATGCTTTCCACAATACCCAGATTCTAATTTAGGTCTTGAACATTGGTTGCCTTTATTTACACCTTGTTCAATAATTGCTAAACACGACTCTATAGTACTCATTAATCTAATGAATACTATAGATTAGTATTATTCAAATTTTAACAACTACAATGTTCCAAACATCCGAACCGGAAGATTAGATAAAGTACCCCAAATGATTAGTTGGAATACGCAAGTCCTCCCATTCCAGACATGATGCGGAGCACGTTGTAGTTTGTCGCATAGACATACACGGATGAGGTCGTGACAGTGCCAACAGCGTTGTTGGAGACCGTGAGGAGGAGGGTCGTGTTATCAATGCGGGACAAGTTGCAGGTGCCGCTGGGTTGGTGCTGCTCAGGCTGGAGGGCAAAAGAGTAGACGTTGATGCCAACCGCGGGGATGTTGGTGTGGTGCTGGTAAGGCTGGACCTCGTTGAAATAGCGTCCCTCGCGGACCTGGAAGCGATCGTGACCGTTGAGCTGGAGGAGCGCAGTGACGACCGGGTTCTTGCCCGCCATGCCCTCGACGCGCGTGAGGGAGTAGCCAGACTCCAACACAGACCGGTCCCACCAGTCTGAGAAGTTGAAGGGCTGCTGTCCCTTCCACGGGTTGACCGTGGCATCCGCGCAGTCAACATAGGAGTCGCGCTGGACGACCCAGACAAGCTCCTTGCACGGGTGGTTGAAGTTGAGCTTGATCTTGTTGCTTGAGGACGTGATTGACTCCTGTCCAGTGAACTGGAGAACGTCGATCAGGTACTCGTGGCTGACCTGGGCGAACTTGCGACGCTCGTCCGTGTCGAGGTAGATGTAGTCGACGTAGAGGGACGCGGCGACAAGGTTGGCGTTATTGACGCGGTCGCGGACCGTGTGCGTGTTGGACAACTGCGGGGTTGTCTCCCAGCAGAGGTTCTTGAGGTCGTTGAAGATCAAGTTGATACGGACCTCGTGGTACTGGAGGGCGATCAGCGGGAGCGCAAGACCAGGGTTGCGGCAGAACCAGAACTGGAGCGGGATGTAGAGGGTGTACTCCGGCGCGCACTTGCCGACCTCGTTGGAGGTGTTAGGCTCGCCCGCGGCGCAGTCATCGTCGCAATCCTCACCACCCTGGGTGATGAGGTTGGTGAGCTGCGGTACGTTTCCAACCATCTTGGCATAGCCAGCCTGCTTGCCCGCCTCCTGGGTAAGCTCGTTCCAGATGTGGAGCCACTGTCCGTAGTGCTTGTCGATGCGCTGTCCACCGATCTGGAGCTCGACCTCCTTGACGAGGTTGTGACCAACCCAGTTGAGCCAGCGGAACTGCGCACCAGAGCCGTCGGCTGCGGTGAGCGTTGTCTTGGGGAGCGTCGCCTGGAGGTACATGCGGTAGATCAAGTCACCGTTGCGCTGAACTGTGCATGTGACCGTCTTGCCAAAGCCAGGGGAACCGTTGAACGGGTTCTCGATGGACTCCATGGCGAAGTTAGTGTGGCGGCGGTAAACCACCTTGAAAAAAGTAATCTGGGGGTTACCCGTCAGGTAAACGTCTTGGGCGCCATAGGCAACGAGCTGCATTAAACCACCACCTGTCATTTAGTTCTATACCCTTCTCTTAGAAAAAAATTTGGCGGCGGTGGAGGAAAAAAGAAAAACTGAAAAGAGAACCGGGAGCTTCTCTTTTTTTCCTCATATAAAAGGAAAACCTAAACCCTCAAAAAGACTCCATAGTACAGATGAACACTCAGGATCCCTTCTTCAAGATAAGACCTACAAAGCGAAGCAACCCTGAATCAAGGACCACTCTCGACAGTATCCACAAGAGTCATCTAGAAAAGCTTGTAGATGAGAATAAATCGGCTAATTCTATTCGCGCTGATCTACAGACTATCATGAATAAACACAAAACAAGTACGAATGACATAGAAAAAGTTAAGTATGAAAGAGAAATGGGCGATATAGAGCAGAAGTTGAAGGGGCTAACTGACGACAAGAATGTGTTTCAATATTTTTTGGAGACTGGTGCAATTTTGTATGAGTACTATGATATACAGGAAAAGATTAATCGTGGTTTTGAGGTCAAGCAGACAAAGCAGGGTAAATCGCAACCTGGTAGTATTTGGGCTGCGCTTGAAGATGCCGCTGAGAAGAATGAAGTTGAAGGCGAACTCATTTTAGTCGGTGGAAAGCCGGCGTCCAATGAAACATTGGCACGCAGCAGCCTTCTCAATAAGTATTTACAGAAGATTGACCCTGAGCACGCGAAAGAGACAACAGTCCTCAGTCAGCTCCAGGATACCTATGGTAAATGTGAAGAGTGTAATTGCGAAATGATTTTTAGCGCGAATGAGGCGGTGTTTTCATGCCCTGAATGCGGATTTCAAGAGTTTATTCTGATTGATTCGGATAAGCCGTCCTACAAGGATCCGCCTCGCGAAATTTCGTATTATGCGTATAAGCGTATTAATCACTTTAATGAGTGGTTAGCACAATTTCAAGCCAAGGAGAGCACCGAAATTCCCAAGGAGGTTTATGATTCCATTATTGCGGAACTCAAGAAGGAACGCATCAATGATTTATCGTCGCTCAATCGGTCAAAGATTCGCGAGATTCTGAAAAAACTTAAGATGAACAAGTATTATGAGCATACTCCTCACATAACCAATAGGTTAAATGGGCAGAATGCGCCTGTTATGACGCGAGAAACAGAGGAGAAGTTGCGCCATATGTTTATTGAGATTCAGCCGTCTTTCCAGAAGCACTGCCCCAAAGATCGCAGCAACTTTTTGTCCTACTCCTATGTCTTGTATAAGTTTTGCGAACTATTGGATATGGACGAGTATTTACACTGCTTTCCCTTGCTCAAAAATAAGGATAAGTTGTACGCTCAAGATAAGATTTGGCAAAATATCTGTAT